GAGGGGTTCTTCCTCGGGGCTACCCTCCCAATGCTCGGGGATCAGTTCTTCGCATTGGATGTCGTCGAAGGGTTCGAGTTCGTTGTTCATGTGTGTATTATACCATGCTCCAAAGGGGTTGCAAGGGTGATTTCGAGATTTTCTGTGAGCGTAAGTGCTTATGAGCAAAGGACTTAGGACGAGGGTGGCGGGGGCGTTACGATCCCGTAACATCCTAAGACCTTACGGGATCACAACTTACGCCACGGTGTATTGCACAGAACTTTTTGGAAAAGCTCTTGCAAACTCCTCTACCCACTTGGTAGCAGCCTCGCGGGTCTTGAATGTGAAACGCTCTCGCGCTTGATCCCCGTGGGTGTAGACTTGAACAGTCCACATCGTGAATCCATTGTGCTCGATTTCGCGGATATGTGCTTTCACTTGATGGCTCCCTTGGCGAAGACTTGGTAGCGGTTTCCGTTGCAGAGTTCAATCGTGCCGCCGAAAAGATTCCAGAAGGGTTCTTTCTTTTCGGTGTCCGCGACGATCCTCTTGATGCTATTCTCAGCATCCTTCCCGTAGGCCAGACTCAACTGGGAGCCAGTCCATTCTTCCGATTCGGGGAGCCACTCGACCGCGTACTTGTGGGTTCTCGTTTTGATTTGCAGCATTGTATCTCTTTCCGTGTCCAGATGATCCATGGGGGGAGTGTATCAAGAATACCGTTCAACCGTACACCGCGCAACCATGAATCCGGTATTTCCGAAGGAGTGCGGGTAGTTGCGGATCATCAGGGAGATGTGCCGCTTTGCGTCTTCCTTGGTGGCGAAGGTGATGGCCGAGATGTTCCATTCGTCCTTTTGCTTGCCGTAGTCGGTCTGGTAGGCGTAGCACCAGCCCTCCTGCCCTTCGGTGTAGATGATTTCGGCGTGCTTCCAATCGTCCTCGCGCAACAGCTTGGCGTTCTTCATGCCCCTATTATACCATACTTGGGTGGGGGTGCAAGCAAGAAAAGGAGATTCTTTGGGATTTCCTAGCGTCATAAGTGCTTGTGGGGTAAGGGGTTAGGTTTGGGGCCCCGCCCGTTGATATAACTACTTATCTAGTAAGTACTTACATCAAAGCGGGGGGCCCCATGTTACCTTTTCGTAACATCATGATATGGGCATAAAAAAACCTAACCCCCGTTGATGGCCTTGATCAACAGAGGTTAGGACTCTAGCGACCCTAGCTAGCATTATTTCGGGCCGATCAAGTTTTAGATATACCACACGGCAATTCAGAGCCTTTCGCATTAAACTTGGGAGGGACTGGATAGCTTATGTACACTTAGCCAGAGCCGTATCGCCAGAGGTTAGGAGGGAGGATGAATGATACCCGCGTTGTATACCTGCACTTTTAACCGTTGGGCTTGTTCAGGGTTTCGAGGAAAGCCATCATTTCCTTGAGGGTTTCCCGCGCCGCTTCGATCTCCCACTCACCTGTACGGGCTTCGAGGTGAGCCTTCGATTGGGCTTCGAGGTCGGCTTCCGTGAGGGGTTCTTCCTCGGGGCTACCCTCCCAATGCTCGGGGATCAGCTCTTCGCATTGGATGTCGTCGAAGGGTTCGAGTTCGTTGTTCATGTATGTATTATACCATGCGGAAAAGGGGTTGCAAGGGGCATTTCGAGATTTTCTGCGGTTGTAAGTGCTTGTGCTACAAGGGTTTATGTTTGGGGCCCCGCCCGTTGATGTAACTACTTATCTAGTAAGTACTTACATCAAAGCGGGGGGCCCCATGTTACCTTTTCGTAACACGGTAACCCCTTACAGGGCCACGATTTGCGTCAGTTGTTGTTTTCGAAATACCTCGGATTTTCCTTGACCAACTCCCGAAGCTGTGGCAGCAGTTTCAGTTGGATTGCGTCCACCATGCAGACCGCGCCCGTAGCGAACGCCTTAGCCTTCTCTTCCTGCCCTTCCTTGCGAAGATCGTCCGCAACCTTAAGCGTGGCTTCCATCACCTGATTGGTGAACACCAACAGGACTTTTTCCAACTGCTGTTCCTTGGTGTAGTACATTGCGATTTCCTTTCAGCGGCTCGCCTTGTGGGCTTCCGAGTGTCCGAGGTGCTTCCCATTGAAGAGGCGGGGGAGCTTGCGCCTGCTGTCGATGTACATATTCAGGAGGTGGGTACGCTCTTCTGCGTCGGCATCCTTCCAACGGTCTCGCATCATGTTAGCGATGGCGAGCGATTCCGACTGGAGCTTGAGGAGTTCGATTGCTTCATTACTGATCATGTGGGCCTTTCAGTAGTCTTCCCGCGAGCGGTGTACCTTGATAGTATCCGGTTCGAGGTCTTGGGTCAAGTACTTTTCCAGATCTTCCCAACCTTGCAAGTACCCGTTATCGAAGCACTTACACTCGCACGGTTGCGACTTTGTAGTTTGCTCGATCCAGTAGACTCCCACGATCATCGCCAACAGGATAGCGCACACGATGGCAAAGCCTAGCACGATGTTCTTTTCACTAGTTTCCATGTGCGTATTATACCATACCTAGGGAGGGATGCAAGGGCAATTCTGGAAATTGTTGTGCGCGTAAGTGCTTGTGCTGCAAGGGTTTACGCTTGGGGCCCCGCCCGTTGATGTAACTACTTATCTAGTAAGTACTTACATCAAGGCGGGGGGCCCCATGTTACCAAATCGTAACATGAGTTTTGAATCACATTTTAGCCTTTACTTTATTCCAATACTTTATAGTCGCGTCTTTCTTGTGACCTTTAGGGCCTCCATTGTGAATCCGCGCAAGTGTTTCCCAATCGCCAGCCTCGAACGCCTTAGGGCAATAGCGTTTCCAATATGCTACCATAACCTTTTCGCTGTAGGCTTTATCGGTCAAGCATTGCTCCCAAGTGCCTTTAAGGTTAGCGTCGGCCCAATAGGCTTTTTGGATTTGATATGGGCCAAAGGATTTGCCATTGTCGCCTTTAGCTCCGATTCCATTATCTTTCATCCCGCCCGTTTCAACTTGACGGATAGCAGCTAGGAACTTATCCAATCCCTTAGGGTCGGCATTAACGATAGGAGAGAGAAACAGGGCAACAATTAAAGCTAGGAAGTACTTCATTCCACACCCTCCAGAACACGGTTTTGGATATACAGCCAGTTGCGGATTTCCTTTTGGGCCAGTTCCTTATCACGGAAGGGCTTTTCGTACATATAGAAGATAGGATAGCCCATTGAATCCTCGCCCATATGCTCCACAATCTTGAAGATCTTCACATTAGGCTGGGAGCGGTTCAAGGGCGTTTCCACGATTGCGAACGGGTAGTGTGCGTTGTCCTTCATGGTAGTATTATCGGCTAGGACTGGTGGACGGGTCAAGAGGTTTTCAGACTTCTTCCAGATGGACTAGGATTCTATCAAGTGCAATCTTTTCTGCCAAAGTTTTGGCCTCTTCGATAGTCTTAGCCTCATCCCAATATTCTACATCCGCGTCGCAAGTTGGATCAGGCTTTTGCTCAAGAACCTCTACTCGGGTAGGATTATCTTTTGGCCCAAAAGGTTGGATAAAGATATCGAACCTTTGCAGCTTAGGCCGTCCTAGGAAATCGAGTTCCCAAACGAGAGGCTTGATAGTGTAGTGTGCGTTGTCCTTCATGGTAGTATTATCGGCTAGGTAGGGGTCAGGGTCAAGAACAATCTCAAACTTTTTTGATGAAGATTTCGAACTGATCGGGGGTCATGCCAAAGTTCCAACCGTTCGCACGGGGGTAGTATCCCCTAGCGTACCAGCGCCGCATATCCGCCGCCTTGCGCTTCGCCGTAACCAACTTCTCCGCGCCCACCGTTTCGAAGGTTGTGCCGATCTTGTAGACCTCTTCGCCGCTGTAGGTGCCGCAGGTGGTTTCGACCAGAGTGCGGATGCCGACGATGTACTTGATGTTGCTGGGTAGCTTTTTCATGTATGTATTATCGTCTGGGTAGGTTTGAATCGCAAGAACATTCTTGAAATTCTTTTGATTGTAAGTGCTTGTGCGGTAAGTACTTATATCGTCGGGGCCCCTAGGGGTATAACCTAAACTTATATCCACCGGAAAAAAACGCGAAAAAAAATTTGATGGGGGGGTTTATGGGAGCCAGATGAACCTATATTATTAATAGCACCACATCTAACTTTTTTTTGAAAAATCTAAAATTATAAAAACCTTAGGAGTCCCATATTGGGTTTGAGACTCCTCACAGAATTCTAAAAAATTTTAAAAACCTATGGGTCCCATCCACGGCGAGGAATATTATTCTCAATATAGCTAGGGGTAGCATTTTAAAAAAAGAGTCCCAAGGAAAGCTTGGGACTCCCGGTAGTGTCTAGGATCACCTCCGATCAACCCCGACAGGTAAAGGATTATTTGATGAGTATGACACTACACTAGAGAACCTGTCAGGGGGGATGGTTGTTATCAAAGTTTCTTTTTCTTAGAACTAGGTTCAAAGAATATTAATAAACTAGATATCAAAGCCACCCCGATTATATAGGTTGTTACTAAAACCGTACCCATCAAAGTTTGTTAATGGCAGTTTTTAAGTTAATTAAGAACTTTAATGCTCTTCGCTTACTTTTGCTGTATTGCGCCAAACAAACGGTTTCTGAGGATGTAGAAGGTTTAAACATCACATAATACCAAGTATCGCCTGTGTTAGGTGAGTTTTCATTCATTCCATTCCATCTTTGAGTTTCTATCCAAATTTTTGTTTTCATAGTAGTTCTCCTTGATTATATAAGAGTAAGGAGATAAATTTTTTATGTGGACTTCTAAGAATTTTATGTTAAGACCTATTGCCCATTGTTGAAGAGGAAGAAGTAGATAGCCCCTTCCGTGTGAAGGGGCTTAAAATCATTCTTCTTCTACAGTTTCTTCTTGTTGCTTTTGTTTTCCGCATCCACAACCGGATTTCTTTTCCTTTGCGAATGTTTCAAATAGCAAGGTTTGGATCAAGAAGGTTGTTGATAATGAGAACACGCCTGAAGCTACTAAAAGAACATATGGATTAGCTATCATTGTTGCTAGAGGACTTGTTACTCCTAGTAGAACTAATCCCATGCCTGCCCAAAAGCTTGTACACATTGGGCAGTTCATAAAGAGCCAACCCCATTTTCCTAAGTTACTGGTGTTATAGCGTTTGGCAAAGAATGAACGGACTGGTTCCATTATAGTTGAGTATGCCAAAAGCACACCTATTCCATAAACTGTTAAGACCCAAAATAAAAATTCAATCATGAGATATCTCCATAAATAGAAATAGGCAATTTATTATGGTCAATGAAAGCTTGCCTATTTTTGTGCCATGAATCTCGACCTACAAGTTGACCGCTTGAGTGATGAATCATGGTGATCGGGACTGCTCTATTTACCATTCCAAGTTTAAGAGCAGTAGTTGTATAGTGAATGTCATAAAAATCCCATTCACCTTCAAAGTATTCTGGCTTTTGTAAGCCTACGGATCGTATATTTTTAGCTTTTGCTGCTAAAAATACACCATCAAGTACCGCTACATTGTCGTAAGGCCCATAAAAAGTTGGATATGGTTGCTTTTTTTCATTCAAATGCATCACTAAACCACTATGGTGGCCCATTTTATGGTTATCCCAATTCCACCAAACCGCATCTTGACCTAAAAAACGGGTTCCTGCGGGTCCAATAAAGCATATTTTTGGATTTTCTAGCTCTTCTTTTAAGATTTTTATTAAATCTGGGCCTTTAGAAGTAATTTGTATGTCATCGTGACAGAAAATTACAATATCTTCATCATTTGGATTGATTAATTTAAATGCATTTGAGTAAGCTTTAAAAATAGATGTAGGATTTACAATTAAATTTACTCTAATACTATTAGTGTTAAGAAAATTAAGTAGTTCTAGTGTTATACTATTAACATCTTTACTTCTAGTACAAATGACAGCATATATATTCATATATATATTATAGTAATAATATAAATTTTTTATGGAAAATCAAGTTTTAGCTTTAGAATTTAAATCCTGTAAAGAAGATCCCAATTATTTTATATCAAAGTATATAAAAGTTGTGCATCCAGTTAGAGGATTAGTTCCTTTTAAGCTTTATGGATTTCAAAAAAAGATTTTACAAGATTTACAATCCCATAGATTTAATATTTTGAGAAAATTTAGACAGGCGGGGTGTACGACTATTGCTGCTGCCTATGCTTTGTGGTTTGCAATTTTTAATAAACATAAATCTGTCATAATTTTATCTAAAGGTGATGCTGAATCCACCGAAGTTCTAGATAGAATAAAAATTATGTACGATGAGCTTCCTAGTTTTCTAAAACCCGGAATTATTGAAGATAATAAACACACTTTAAAACTTTCTACTAATTCTACTATCAAATCTAGACCTTCAGGAAAACAATCAGGACGATCTTTAGCAGGATCCTTATTAATTATAGATGAAGCTGCTTTTATTGAAAACATTGATACTATTTGGGCTGCGGTTTATCCTATTATTTCTACTGGCGGTAGGGCTTTTGTCCTTTCTACGGTAAATGGTGTTGGTAATTGGTATTATGATGTGTATAGTAAAGCAACTAGTAAAGAAAATTCTTTTAATGCCATGGATATTAAATGGCAAGACCATCCTGAATATAAGCGTCATTTAGGTTATGAGTGGTTATATTCGGAAATGGAAGAAAAAGGATTAAATGTTGATGATTGGGAAAAAACCACTCGTGCTAACATGCCAATGCGTCAATGGATGCAGGAATATGAGGGGGTATTCCTAGGAACTGGTGAAACTTATATCAATGGAGAGATTTTAAGTAGAATAAATTCACAAACGAGCCAACAATATATTCAAAAATACGGGGATAAGATGAGAGTTTGGCAAGATCCATTGCCATATTATACTTATATTCTTGGATGTGATGTTTCTTTAGGTGGTAACCGCGATTATTCTGCCTTTCATATTATAAATGCCTATAATGGGCAGCAAGTAGCAGAATTTTATTCTAATAATACTCCAATAAATGAGTTTGCACAAATTATTAATGAGGAAGCTAGTATATATAATATGGCATATGTTATTCCTGAAAGAAATACGATTGGGAATAATTTAATAGATTGGCTTTTTAATGTTTATGAGTATGAGAATCTTTGGGCTGATGAAAGAGGTAAGTTTGGTTACCAATTGACTAGTCAGAACAGGGAACAGTTATTGGCTACATTGGAAGAATCCTTAAGAACAGAAACCATAAAAATAAATTCTAGTAGGACTTCTGATGAGTTATTAACTTTCATTGTTAATGAGCACGGGAAGGCTAAAGCTGAAAAAACAAAAAATGATGATTTAGTTATGAGTTTGGCATTAACGGTTTTTGCTTATAAAAATTTGTTAGAGTCTTTCCCACAAGATTATTTCAAAACTACAGATGCCAATCAACAAAAAATGCCTATGCCAACTAAATCAATAAAGCAAGGATTGACAGAGGAAGAATACAAATGGCTGATGAAGTAAAAAAAATTAATGAGGGATATACAGAATTTGGTAATACCAATGAAAATGAATTCTATTACCCTATTGGTCCTTTAGGAAGGTTCTTTGCTAAGTTCTTTGCTCGTAAAGCCATCCCAGTTATAAAAAAAGAACAAGAACTTAAAAATGGCGACACAATAATTAATCCTGATGTCGTTAACACTGAAGATGGGGTATTAGGTGGTATTAATAGAACTCCAATTATGCCACAATTGGAGATGAATCGTAAGCGTAGATACAAAGATTATGAGGAAATGGATGATTATCCTGAGATTGCCGCTACATTTGATATTTATTCTGATGATTCTACTCTAAAAGGTATTAGAAACGAAAACTGGAAAATACAATCTGAAAGTGAAGATTTAATCAAAGAAGTTGAAAAATTATTTGATAGAATGTATCTTCAAAGATATTTGTGGGATATCGTCAGAAATACTGTAAAATATGGAGATTGTTTCGTAGAAGTTGTTTTAGATCTCAATAAAGAAGAAGAGGGTTTAAAGAAAATTAAAATATTAAATCCTGCATATATCATTCGTGTCGAAAATGAATTTGGATATTTAAAAGAATTTTTACAAGAAATTCCATCTAAGACAAATATTGATAATTTTGGCGATTCAATGTACTATGGTGGAAAACCCAATCAATACATTAAATTAGATAAAAATCAAATTATCCACTTTAGATTACATACTTCAGATCCAGCGTTTTATCCATATGGAAAATCAATAGCTGCTGCTTGTCATAGAACTTTTAAATCATTGAGAATGATGGAAGATGCTATGATGGTTTATCGTCTGGCACGCGCACCTGAGAGAAGAATATTCTATATTGATACTGGAAATCTACCAACTCAAAAAGCTGAGTTGTTCATGGAAAGAATTAAAGAAAAATTTAAAAAAGAAAAATTCTTTAATTCAAATACAGGAAATATTGATGCTAGATTCAATCCTTTAAGTGTCGATGAAGACTACTTTGTTCCAACTAGAAATGGTGCTGGAACAAAGATAGATACTTTGAGAGGTGCAGAAAATCTTGGAGAAGTTGATGATGTTAAATACTTTAGAGATAAATTATTAGCTGCACTAAAGATTCCAAAAGATTATATCGTAGAATTTGACAAGTCTCCAGAGAGAAAAGCCAACTTAGCTCAATTAGATGTTAAATTTGCTAGA